AAAGCACCGTTACCACCATCAAGTACTTCGTAATTGATTTGGAACTTATAGTCTTGACCAGTTGCCGCAGATGCTTGTTCTACGAAATCCATTTGCTTCTGTAATTGTTCACCAACTAACTTAGAAACATTACCAGCAGCGTCATCACGCAAGTTAATCTGAGTTGTTTGCCACTCATGCTTACCTGCTAGATATACTTTACTGTTGTAAATGTCTAATGGAATTTCAGTGAAAGAAACTTGCGGACGAGTAATATCAACAACCATTTTAGTTAATTCTTGTGTTACACCGCTGTTACCGAAGTTTAAGAACAATGCTCTAAAACGGAACTGTAATTTAGGCATCAACATACCTTGCGAACTAGGTGTGTTGTCTGATCCTACAGTCATATTGAACAGTGATTGTGAGGCTATTGCCATTTTGTATTCTCCTATTAATAGTATTTATCTCAAAAAAGCCCCCGTCTCCAGGGGCTTAATTTATATTACGCTGATAGCGACCCTGTGTTCATAACACGAACTGGGATGTAGATAAATTCTGCTGCCTTAACAGGTTCAATAGCAATATCTATCCATAACTCATTTCTGTCGATACGAGCAGGTGTGTTGTTACTTGTGTCACAAACAACCAAGTAGTCATATAGACCACGTTTAGAAACTAAGTCAATAAACAATGATTGAATTACACCAGTCAACTGAGCACGAGTTAAGTTGTCGTTTGGTTCGAATACGAACGGACGAGCCGCAACTTGTAGACGCTCACGGATGTAGCAGATTAGACGAGCAACGTTGATACGATCCAACGCTGATTGACTATCGTAGCTAGACTTGTTACCATAGTTCAACAAACCGACGCCTGTGAAGAACGCTAGTGGGTTGATTTGATGTGTATACAATACATCACGAATTGACATACGGTTCTTAATAACCTGGAACTCACCTGTTGCACTATCAATGTATCCAATGTTTGTAGCATTGTCGATAGTACCACGGCGTGTACCGGCAGCCGCTAACCAAGGATAAGCAACTTGGTCGTTACGCAAGAATGTACGCAACATCATGTGTGATGCTGGAACAACAACTTCAGAACCAGTCAAGTCTGTAGTGATACCACTTGGATAGAAAATACCTAAGTATGTGTCACGTGTAACTAAACCGTCTTCACCAGTACCTGTTGCATTGTTTGCATTGTTTGCCCAGTTAACTAAACCAGTAGCATCGTCTGCTAAACGCAATGGTGTGTCACCAACGATGAAAGCTGTGTTGTTACGGTCATTGTTCAATGTAATCATGTCAGGTTGCAATTCTGGATAACCAGGAGTTGCAATCAAGTTGAAGAATGTATCTTCTTCACGAATCTGCATGTTAGTTGATACTGTTTCACGTAATGCTTGAACAACAAGATTACGCTGTGCTTTACGACCCATGTATGCTGCGCCGTTTGATTTCAATCCAGACTCAGAAACCCAAGCATATGATTGTGATGGCAATACTTGACCTGCAAAGTCAATTGCGTTGAAGTAGTTAGTTACAAACTTCTTAACGTTATAACCTGAACGGCGTGTGTTAAACAACAACATACCTTGTGGGTAAGCACTTGCTAATGGAGCATCTAAGTCTAAGTAGTTAGAAACTAGCAAATCAGTGATTGTTGGCATTGCATCGTTTACTGGATCAACTGAACCACTTGTTCCCCAACGTGCGTCAGCAAACACAATTCCGCTTGCGCTTGTTTGGTCTGTATTATCAATCAATACCCACTGATCCACACCTTCAACTTGTTCCCAACGACTAATCTTTGGGTAGTTTTCCAAGTCACTTGTGTCTAACCACAAATCACCGTAAGCAAGTGAAGTACCATCAGTCTGTGCTGTTGGGCTTGTTGCAGAGATGATTGGTCCTCCTGCATCAGTTTCAGGATTACCTGCTACTGCTGGGTGACCATTTGAGTCAAATGCTACGTTACGGTAACCTCTCCACTGACCATTCTTGTTAACTAAAATGTCAACTTGGTCGATGACTGAGTAATACCAACGTGTATTGTTAGCTGGCAATGTAGCTGGAGCTGAAGCACTCGGAGTATAGTCAATGATATTCCAGTTACTTAATTGTGTGCTGAAAATAGCATCATATGCTACGTCACCTGAGTACAATGCAACTTTAGAGATTGGACCAGTTGAACCGTTACCTGTAATAGCTTGAACAGATACTACTACATCATTGTCTGGAGATACACCACCAAAGTTTGTACCACTGATTGTTACTAAATCACCGATAGCATATCCTGAACCGCCTGCGGCTCCGTTAACGATATAATCTAAACCTGACAATGTGATGCTGAATGCAGCACCTGTGCCTGAACCGTTAGTGCTTGTTTGGTTTACACTTGACAACGTGAAGTCTGCTCTCAAACCTTTCTTAACACCTGATGTGACATTAGGAATAAAACCCAAGTCATCTAATAAACCAACGCTAGTGTTGTTTACTGGATTTCTGTCGTTCAAGAAGATTTCGCCACCTAATGTATGTGACAACTGTACTGCACCATTGTCTGTAACAACTGCTGTAGTATTAGGGATACCAGTAGCTGCCCAATCAGTTACAAATGTTGTAGCTGTATTTCCTGTAGTAGTGAATGAATAATTCTGTACAGTAGATGAACCTGGAACGCTAACTGAAACTGCCAAGAATTGACCTATAGTTAGTGATGGCTCAGTAATTGAACCAGTAACTACTGTAGGACCAGTGACGCCACGCTCATACAATGTAACACCTGACTCTGGGTTTAAACCACGTGAGTAAATGTTTGCATAGATTGTACCTGCAGGGATAGCTTTACCACCTGAAGCGTCTAACAATGCTGTTGCTTGGGTGTCAGCAGCATATGCGTTTACTGTTTTGTTTGCCCAAGTACCAGAAGCTGCTGAATACTTTGACAATGACAAGTCTAAACCAGCGCCTGCACTGCTTGACTTGATCCATACTGAGCCAGTTGGGTGAGGACGTGTTTGACTTGCTGACCATAATGGCATCTGAGCACTTGTACCATACACTGTTTCAGGTGCATAATATGCTGAAGTGCTTAAACCCAGTGTGTTCAAAACGTTTTGGCTACTTGACAATTGAATATACTTGTTTGCACCAAATTGACTATATGACAACGAAATAACGTTTGATGAAGATGATGCAGTCAAATCACCAATATTTAAATTGTTGATTGCTGTAACTAAACCAGAAACTGTGTTATTTGGACTTGATGGAACAGAAACAGATGCAGTAAATTGACCGTTAACATTAATGTTAATTGTATCACCTGCTGTCAATGATGTTGGAGCCAACGTACCTACTGCTGTAGGAATACTTGCTTTCCAAGCAGAACTACCTAATGGAACCCAACCATTAGCTTGGTTCTTGTAGAAGTATGTAGACTTGCTCATTGGACTGTCTGAAGTCTGTGTTGGGATTACAGCGTAATCACCTCTATTACCAACTGAGCTAGATGGTGTTTCACCTTCGATATCAGAAGCTCTTGTTACAATGATTGGAGTTTTGTTTGTAAACTTACCTGTTGTTGCATTGAATTCGTAGATACCCCAAACTGTATTGTTTGTATCTAACCAGTATGCACCATCGGATGGTTCACCTAGCGGACGACTTACACGACCTACTAAGTCTGCCAAATCAACGTCTGCACGTAGAACGTAACAGCTATTAGTTGTACCCAACAATGAGTACGCTGCCATTAGACCATACTCGTTCAATTCATAGCCGTGAATTGGAGTACCTGTTGTGGTCTTATAGAAGAATGGATTACCAAATAATGTTACCAAGTCACGTTGGCTCGTTACTTGATAAAGTTTATTAGCATTTGCTTGTGTAGTTCCTGTCGCTACGCCTGTACCTGCCGCATTTGCTTTATTCTGTGCAGTAGCTACAATAACTAGCGGAACCGAGTTTGAGGCTGATGGTAAATATTGACTTTGGTCAATGATATTAACTTCTACGCCTGGTGATACTAGTGCCATGTTATATTTCCTTTATGTTATGATTGTGAGGGTTAACTCCCTAGTGTAATAATATTTAGCGAAAAATTATAAAAACACCTATTTAGCGTACCTTTAAAGGTAGTAAATACAAGATGAGACCTATCTGCAAAGAATGCAACAAAAATGTGTGCGCTGTTAACTATATCCGTAACGGCAAGACGTACTATCGCAGGATTTGTGATGACTGTGGTCGCAAGAAGCAAAAGAAAAAACCCTTCAAACCATCGTGGCAAAAAGCAGGGTACAAGAAAAAAGCCACATGTGATTTATGTGGCTTTAAGAGTTTATTAGCTAGTCAAATTACTGTCTTTCACATAGACGGGTTTTTAGAGAACACACAATTAACTAATTTACGTTCTATATGTCTCAACTGTGTTGAGGTAGTTAAAAAGAAAGAAGTTAACTGGCGTCGTGGAGATTTAGAAGTTGATTGATTTGCTCGTGCAAGTCTAAGATTGACCCGTCATTCTTAATAAAGTGGTCGTACTTCAATCCAACTGAACTGTACTCACTAGCATGGACTTTGTTGCGGTCAAGCACACCTTTACCAAGTGCCCAACCAGCATTACCGTTTGGTCCTTTGTTATAGTCAACTGCTGACTGATACCATATAGGGTTTTCGCCCCTAAACACACGACAAGTTGTGCCACCTGCGGTCTTAATAGCGTTCACTTCATTAGCAAAACGACAATCTGTGATAACAACATTGTCTTTGGTTTGTCTGAGTTTGTTCTCAACACTAGCTACCCAGATATCAGTATGGAAATGATTTCTGAATACATCCGTTCCCCAATACTGTAGGACCCAGCGGGGAGTTAACTCGGGCATTGCTAATCGTGCTGCCCACCAAGTATCAACTTCTTCACGCCAAGCTCGGCTTGCTTTAGTTGTTCCTTCTAGCATTTCTCTGTCCCAGCCGAAGACTGCTGAAACTGCATCTTTGAGGCTGGCTGCAAATGAAACTCGTTTGAAGCCATGCTCAGTAACCAAATAATCTGCGATAGTGTCTTTACCGGAGCCTATCAATCCTGTAACGCCTAGAATCATAATGTTACTTATTATACTAGACTTTAGTGTGAATAAAAGTGTTTAGGATAATAAATTTACAGGAATTACACCGTGATATTCTAGTGTGTCTCCCCGATTGTCAATCACATTACTGTCTAATTTTAGTTTAGACTGATCCAATTGATTTGCGTTTACTTTTAGTACAACGATTTGATCCAACCATTCGTCGGGAACAACATCACTGGATTCAGCATAACTTTCAGCAACATTAGGGTCGATTGCTAGATACACTACGCCGGGCTTGCTATCTTCCCACTTTGCTTGTGCTTTGTCTCCGCCTAAGCCATGTTGCTTGATAGATTTCAGCAACGGGCGATATGTAGCGTGGTATAACACTTGGGGTGTATTAACACTAAACTCTCTAGCTCTCATTAACCTTGAATCCAAGTTAATGGCTGTGAATAATCAACATA